TCGGTCAGCACCAAGGCGGGCGCGGCAAGGGGCGCGGCGCAGGACCTCGATTTCCTGCTGCAGGCGCGCAAACTCGGCGATATCGAGCCGGAGGAGCTGATCCGCGAGGCGAAAGCGCGCGGCCTGCTCACCGACAGTTTGCAGGCCAACGCCGCCGAATGAGCATCATCATGTACTGACAACAGGGCCCCATGCGGGGCTTTTTTTATGAGGTCTTCAATGTTTGAATTTCCCCTGAAGGTGACAGATCTGGAAACGGTTCCCGAACAGTATCACAGCCTTTACCAGCCGGAGACGGACGCGGCGGAGGGCTTCGCCCTTGATCCGTTGCTTGCCGGAAAGCTCGATGTATCGGGCCTGACTTCGGCGCTGGAGAAGGAACGCGGCGCGGCGCAAGGCTTCGAGAAGGAGCTGAAAGCCTGGCGCGCCCTTGGCCCTGATCCGGAAACCGCCTGGACAGCGCGGGAGACGGCGCTGCGGGCGGAGATGACCGCCGGGTTCGACGCCGCGCTCGCCCAGAAGGACGCCGCGATTGCCGAGCTTGAGCAGCGCAACGGCGCCTTCCTGATCGAGACACGGGCGACGGAGGCGCTGCTGAAAGCGGGCGGCAGTGTGGAGTTGCTGATGCCGCATATCCGCGCCGCCGTCACGCTGCACCATGACGCGGAGAAACCGCTGCCGACGCTGCATATTCTGGACCGGGACGGCACCGTCCGCCGCGATGCGGAAGGCGCGCCGATAAGCCTGGAGGCGCTGGTTGGTGAGATGCGCAACTCCCCGATATTCGCCCGTGCCTTTGCGCCCACGAAAATGCGCGGCAGCGGCATGGACCCGGCGGGCGTGACCGCACCGCGCGGTTCGATCAATGGCCATAATCAAGGGGCGCTCAACGCCCGCATTGAAGATATCGCGCGCGGCAAGGTGTCCGTCGCGCTGTGAGCTAAGCCCGCGGGAGGCGGCGAGGTCCGGGACGGGCCTTTTACTTACCTTTGACCCTTTCATTCTGGAGATTTTGACATGCCAAATGATATCTCGGCCGCCATGCCGAAAATCCTCGCGCGTGGGCTGATGGCCCTGCGTGAACAGACCGTGATGCCCCGCCTTGTGAACGGGGATTTCAGCGCCGATGCCGCCAGCAAGGGCGACACGATCGATGTGATCCTGCCGTCCGACCTGACGGCGGATGATGTGACGCCCGGCACGACGCCGCCGACGCCCACCAGCTCGACCTTGGAAAAGGTGCAGATCGAGCTGAACAACTGGAAGAAGGCGGATTTCTATCTGACCGATAAGGAGATGATGGAAGTTGACGTGCGGGAGAACTTCATGCCCGTGCAGGCGAGCGCCGCCATCCGCGCGCTGGCCAATGCGGTCAACCAGTCGATCCATGCCGAATATAAGGGCGTTTACGGCCTGGTCGGCACGCCGGGCAGTACGCCCTTTGATGCCAATGCGGAAGTGGCGACGGCGGCGCGCAAGCTGCTGATGCAGCAGAAGGCGCCGAAGGAAAACCGCTATGGCGTGCTCGATTTCGATGCGGAATCCAACGCCCTTGATCTCGCCGCCTTCGCCGATGCGGACCGGGCGGGCAGCAGCACGGTGAAGATCGAAGGGGAGATTGGCCGCAAATACGGCATCGACTGGTACAGCGATGATCATGTGGCGACGCATGTGACGGGCGCGGCGGGCACGCCGCTGGTGAAAGGCGGGGCGCAAACGGGCACCAGCCTGATCGTCGATGGCTTCACGACCAAGCCCTCCGTCGGGGATATTTTCACCATAGATGGCGATCCGCAGCAGTATGTCGTTCTGGCGGCCGGGGATCTGGACGGCACGGAATCGGTCCTCACCGTTTCGCCCGCCGTGCTGGTCGCGCCCTCGGATAACGATCCGCTGACCTTTGCCGGCAGTCATGTGGTCAATCTGGTGTTCAACCGCGATGCCTTCGCCTTCGCCAACCGGCCGCTTGCCCACAGCACGCAGGACCTTGGCCTCGGCAGCCAGATCATGTCCATGACCGACCCGGAGACGGGTATCTCGCTGCGCCTTGAAGTCGCGCGGCAGTATAAGCAGGTGGTCTGGGAGTTTGACATCCTGTGGGGTGTCAAGCTGGTCCGGCCCGAACTCGCCGTCCGCCTCGCGGGCTGATCACCCTGACAGGGGAGCGGGATTGCCCGCTCCCTCCTTCTCGCAGAACAGCAGGAAAAACGCATGAGTCTGATAACGGAAACTGGCAGCGGCATTGCCGGGGCGACGAGTTATGTCTCCCTTGCCGATGCGGACGGGCATTTCGCCGCCCTCGATCTGGACGACTGGAGCAGCGCGAGCGAGGGCGCGCGGGAGCGGGCCCTGATGCGCGCCGCCCTGCATATCGACAGCTATCATTATCCCGGCCGCGTACTGGACTGGGATCAGGGCCTGAAATGGCCGCGCTCCGGTGCGGTTGACCGGGACGGACGGCTGATGACGGGCCTGCCGCATGCGCTGCGCATTGCGGCGCTGGAGCTGGCGGAACTGTTCCTGAAGGAGGCGGCGGGCCTCGATGAACGATTGCCGATCCGCCAGAAAATCGGCTCGCTGGAGATCACCTATGCGGAGGGAAAGCAGCGCATGAGCTTCATCTTCCGCCTGCTCAGCCAGATCGGCGCGCAAAGTGCCGCTCATGATCTCGTCCGGGGGTGAGCGATGAAACAGCTTGATATCGACAGAATGGTCCGCCGCCTGTTCAACGCCGCCGGGGAGCTGGCGGTTTTGGCAACGCTGAAGCGCAAAACTGCGGGTAGCTACAGCCCCGGCACGGGCGCAGGCGAGACGGTGGAGGATATTCCGATCCGCCTTGTCCGGATTGAAAAACCACTCCGCGATAGCGGCAATGAAACCGCGCCGCGGATGGGGGAGCCGCTGCATTACGCGCTGGTGGAATGTGCAGACATTATTCCGCGCGCCGATGATGATCTTCTCATTGCCGGGGCGGGATTTACCGTTGTGCAGGCGGTGTCCCTCGATGCCGGGGCGGGCATTCTTTATGAGGTGGCCTACCGATGAGTTATCGCAAAATTCAGGCCGCGCTGGATAGCTGGCTCGCCGCCTCCGCCGAGAGCGTGATCGCCTTTCCGGGGCAGCCCTTTCGCCCCGCCCATAACGCCGCCTATGTGGCGGTGGAATTTCGCCCTGGTCCGGTCGCGGCGATTTTTCTGGGTGACGGCGCAGCGGAACTGCACAGCGGCAGCTACCGTCTCACCCTGCATGATCCCGATCTGATCAATGCCGAGAGCCGCCTTGATGCACTGCGCGGCCATTTCAATCGCGGCCGCATCCTCACTTTTGAGGGGGTGGAGGTGCATCTCGATGGTGCCTCCATGGTGGCGGATGACGGGGATCTCAAACGCGCCGCCCTGCCGCTAATCATTGCCTGGCGCAGCTATTTTTAAGGAGCGACCATCATGACCTTTGCCACCGGAGCCCGCCACGGGCTCAGCTATATCACCGAGACTGTGTTCGGCGCGACGCCCGAGACACCGTCGATGACGCGGCTGCGTCATACGGCCTGCAGCCTCGGCCTTGAGAAAACGACGCTGCAATCGGAGGAAATCCGCGATGACCGGCAGATCGCGCATCTGCTGCATGGCCAGAAAAGCGTTGTCGGCGATATTGATGTTGAGCTGTCCTACGGCGCGTTCGATGCGCTGCTGGCCGGGCTGATGCAATCGGACTGGGATGATGATGTCCTGAAATCGGGAGTGACGCAGCCGAGCTTCACCTTTGAGCGCGCGTTCCGCGATATCGGCAGTTATCAGGTTTTTACCGGCTGCATTGTAAACCGTCTTCGTCTCACCGTCCGGCCCGACCGGCTGATCGGCGGGCGGTTTTCGATCCTTGGCCGGTCCATGAGCCTTGAAAGCTCTGCCCTTGATGCCACGCCCGCCGCCGGGGCGGCTCATGACCCGATGACGGGGTTCAAGGGCGCAATCACGGAGGGGGGAGACAGCCTCGGCATTGTTGTCGGGCTCGATCTTGAGATTGATAACGGCCTTGAGGCCGCCTTCACCCTTGGCGAGGTAGCGGCGACGGATATTCTTGCCGGTCAATCCCGCATTACCGGGGAGATGACCAGCTATTTCGAGGATGCGAGCCTGCTTGAAAAATTCGTCGATGAAACGGAAAGCAGCCTCACCCTCACGCTGGAGGGGGCGGGCGGGGAGCTGGAGCTGGCCCTGCCGCGCATCGTCTATACCGGCGGCAGTTTGCCGGCGCTCGGCACGGGGCCGGTGACGCTCTCGCTGCCCTTCACCGCCCTTTATGACGCGGAGGCGGGTAGCAACCTCGTCCTCACCCGCACACCTGACGCATAGGAAAAGCCCATGACAGACAGCATATTCGATGTCACCGCCTTCGATCTGAAAGCCCGGAGCGAGGCGGGCGCGCCGCTCACCCTGCGCCATCCCAAGACGGGCGAACTGCTGCCCGCCGTCATCTGGTTGCAGGGGGAGGATGCGGAGAATTATCGCCGCACCCTGCGCGCCCAGATCGACTGGCAGATCACGGAGCGGAAGCTGGAGCTGACCGCCGCCGAGATGGAGGAGCGGCTGATCGAACGGCTCGCCGCCATCACCCTGCGGTTTGAAAATATCGGCCGGGGCGGGGTGGTGCTGGATAGCCGCCCGGAAACGGCCCGCGCCCTTTATCGGGAGCATCTGTGGATCCGCGAGCAGGTCGCCGCCTTTGTGGAGGAGCGGGCCAATTTTTTGCCCTGAGCGCCGATGGGCTTCTGGCCTACGCGGCGCATCAGTTTTATCTCGCCGCGCCGGTCGGCCAGGGCATCACGCGGGAAATGGCGCTCTGGCAGGTGGCGAAGGCGACGGGGCGGCAAATGCCAGCCGAACCCAAGCTGCCCGGCTGCCTGCTTCATGTCTGGAACTGGTTTTTGCAGCTTTCACCGGTTTATGGCGACGGCGGGCGGCTGAACCCGTCGCACCTTGCCGCCGATATCCGGGCGCTGGACGGCTTCCCCCCAACGGGGCGGGAGATTGGCCTTCTGCTCAGGCTGTTCGCGGCATGGCGGGAGACGGCGGGGCAGGATTTGGCCTCTATCAACGGAACGGAAAAAGATGGTAACGGACACGGATTTATCGCGCCTCGGAGGCGCTCTTGACCGGCTGGGCGCGCGGGCCCGCAAGGCGGAGCGCGAAGCGCGTCAGCTCACCCGCCAGATGGCGGAATTGCAGAAACTTTCCGGCGCCTCCAATGCGGGCCGGGGCGGCTTTGTGGACAGCCTCGGCAAGGGGCTCAAGACCGCACAGCGGGACATGGCGGGCCTGCAACAGATGGCGGAGACGCTGGCGGGCGGACTGAACCGCGCCTTCGGCAATGCGTTTGACCGCTTCATCGTCTCCGGCAAGGATGCAAAATCTGTGCTGAAAGGACTGGAGACCGACCTGCTGCGCCTCGGCACGAAGGCCGCGAGCCGCTCTCTGCAAAGCGCAATCACGGGGGCGGCGGGCAGTGGCAGTAATGCGCTGACGGGGCTGCTCGGCGGCCTCTTTTCCGGCGGCACGGGCGCGTCGCTGCTCAGCCTCATCCCCGGCTTTGCGACCGGCGGGCAGTTTACCGTTGGCGGCGCGGGCGGGGTGGATCGCAATCTTGTCCCCCTCCGCCTCACGCGGGGGGAGCGGGTGACGGTTGAGACGCCCGCGCAAGCGCGGCGCAATGACGGCAAGGCCACCGCCGCCGCGTCCGTCATCCATATGAACTTCAATATCTCCACCCCCGATGCGGCGAGCTTTCGCATGAGCCAGTCGCAAATCCAGGGGGAGGCGCTGCGTCAGGCGCAGCGGGCGCTGCAACGCAACGGACGTTAAGGAGCGAATGGCATGAGCTTTCATGAGGTCAGATTCCCGACCCGCATTTCCTATGGGGCCGTGGGCGGTCCGCGCTTTTCGACGACGGTGCAGGTGCTCAACTCCGGTTATGAGCAGCGCAATATCAACTGGGCGGAGGCGCGGCGCGAATACAGCTTTGATATCAGCCCGAGCCGGGGCGCGGAATGGACCGCCGTGCTGGATTTTTTCCACGCGCGGCGCGGCCGGGCCTATGGTTTCCGGCTGAAGGATTTCGGCGATTTTGTCATGCCCGCGCAAGCGATGGCCATCGGCGACGGGGCGGAGACGGCGTTCCAGATCACCAAACGCTATGTGGATGAGGACATGCTCGCCCCGGCTTATGAGCGCCCGCTTAAAAAAATCGTCGCGGGCAGCGTCAGTGTCGCGGTGGAGGGCGCACCGCTCGCAAGTGGCTGGAGTGTCGATAACGCGAGCGGCCTGCTCACCTTCGATACCGCGCCGGGGGAAGGCGATGAGATCACCGTATCTTGCGAATTTGATGTGCCGGTGCGCTTCGATACGGATCTGATGCAATCGGCCATTCCCGGCCCCGACATTCATCACTGGCAGAATGTGAAACTGGTGGAGATACGGCTTTGAAAACATTGGGATCTTCCTTACAGGCCCATATCGCGGGGGAGGTGACGAGCCTTGCCACCTGCTGGGCGCTGAAACGCCGCGACGGGACGGAGATGTTCTTCACCGATTTCGACCGTGACCTGACGGTGGAGGGGGATCTTTATCGCGCGGCGAGCGGCTATTCCCGCTCCGCCATTGTCAGTGATGGCCGTTTCAGTGTGGATAATCTCGATCTGATCGGCGCGCTGATGAGTGAGGCCATCACGGAAGAGGATTTGCTGGCCGGGCGCTATGATTTTGCCGAAATGCGCATCTTCATGGTCAACTGGCAGGACCCGGCCATGGGGAAAATCGCACTGCGCCGCGGCTGGATCGGGGAAGTTTCCTCCCGCGATGGCGGCTTCACGGCGGAGCTGCGTGGTCTGGCGCAGGCGCTGCTCTATGAGGTGGGGGAGGTTTACAGCCCCCTTTGCCCGGCCGATCTCGGCGATGATCGCTGCACCGTGGATATCGAGGCGCTGACGGAGACGGACAGTGTCGCCGCCGTCACGTCGCAAAGTGAGATCACTTTAACCGGTTATAATGGAGTGGACGGGGTGCTGAATGGCGGGGTTCTCACCTTCACCAGCGGGGAGAATGCGGGGATTTCCGCGGAAATCCGGGATTGGCAGCAGGCGGAGAAGCGTCTCACCCTGTTTCTCGCCCTGCCGTTCACCATTGCCGAAGGCGACGCGGTCAGCTTTTTTCCCGGCTGCGACAAGCGGCTGGTGACCTGCCGGGAGAAATTCGCCAATCATGTCAATTTTCGCGGGCACCCGCATATTCCGGGCACGGACGCGCTGATCGGCGGTGGCCATGGATAGGGGCGCGGAAATCCTCACCGCCGCACGGGGCTGGATCGGCACGCCCTGGCGGCATCAGGGGCGCAGCGCGCGCGGGCTGGATTGCGTCGGGCTTGTCGTCATGGTCGCGCGTCAGATAGGCCTCACCCCCGTTGATCTGCCCGGCTATGCGCGGCGGCAGGATGGGGCGCGGCTTCTCTCCCATCTTCATAAACAGCTTGATGTTTCATCGTTACATAATTGGAATAATGGGGGTATCGCGATTTTCAGAGAAAGCCAGTTTCCCATCCATCTGGGGTTTCTGGCGCGCGATAAAGACGGGCCGACGGTGATCCATGCCCATGCCGGACGGCGGCGGGTGGTGGAGGAATTGCTGGCCCCTTACGGCGCGCCCTTTCTTGTTTTTTCTTTTCCGGAAGGGGCTTCCTGATGGCGACTTTGGCATTCGGCCTCGCGGGCGCGGGGCTTGGCGCGGTGACGGGTGTCGGCGCCGGGGCGGGCTGGCTGGTCGGGACGACGCTGGGCCGCTTGCTGTTTCCCAATGAGGGCGGGGGCAGCGCGGCGCCGCGTCTCACCGATCTCAACGTCACCGGGGCGAGCTATGGCGCGGCGATCCCGCGGCTCTATGGCACCATGCGCCTTGGCGGCAATATCACCTGGGTCTCGGATTTACGCAGCGAGGCGGTGACCAGCGGCGGGGGCGGCGGCAAGGGCGGGGCCAGCCAGCCGGAGACGACGGGTTACGTTTATTATGCGAGCATCGCCGTTGCCATCTGCGAGGGGGAGGTGGATCGCCTGCTTAAAATCTGGGCTGATGGCGACGTGATTTATGACACCACATCGGAGGCGGCGGTGATCACGCCGGGCGTGCGGTTCCGTTTCTATGCGGGGGATGCGGCGCAGCAGCCCGACAGCATCCTGGAGGCGGCGGAAGGCGCGGGCCATGTGCCCGGCTATCGCGGGCTTTGCTATGTCGTGTTTGATAACCTGCCCCTCGGGCCTTATGGCAACCGCCTGCCGAATTTGGAATTTCTGGTGACCAAAGCCCCCGTTGCCGCCCATCCGCAGGTTGAGAGTTCGATTGCCAGCGTCAATGCCAGCACCTTCGCCCATGATCCGGCGCGCGGGCTTCTCTACAGCTATGAGGTGACGGGCGGCGTTGATACGGTGCGGAAAATCGACGCGGAAACGCTGGAGGAGCTCGCGAGCGGGGCGGTGGAGACGGAATTTCCCCGCCTGCCGGATGCCGCCGTCGGCTTTTCCCGGGATCGCGGCGGATATTTCTGGATCGGCACGGGATCGGCGTTGCTGGCCGGGCGGCAGATCCACCGGGTGGAGGGGGAGACGATGCAGGTTGTCGCCTCCGCCGATCTGCCCGCTGGCGTCGGGGCCATTGGTCCGTCCACCGATATCCGTCATCCGCTGACCGGCGCGGGCTTTCAGGTGGCCGGATCGCAGCAGAATTATCAGGTGGTGGTGTTCGATGCGGGCCTTAATGTCATCGCCAGTATTGAGACAACGGCACGCGTCTCGACCGGCGCGGTGACGGATAAGAACGAGGTCGCCTGGGTCGCCCTGTCGGGCCGGGCAACGGGGCCGGTCTTCAGCGATCTCGATATCGTGCGGGTCAGCATCTCCCCGGTTGAGAGCCTTTCCGGCGTGAGTTATGAGGCGCAGTCGGAGATATTCACGCTTCCCTCTGCCTCCCTTACGCCGCTCGGCGGCAGTGGGGGAGAGACCAATAATATCACACGGTTGGTTGGCTATCTTCCCGCAACGGATGAGCTTCTGTTCCAGAATGCCTACCGGATTTTCAAATGGTCCACCCGCAGCCAGAGCGTGACGGTCAGCCGCGATGTCAGTGATCTGAGTGGCGCGCTCAGCCTGGTGAACGGCCATAACGGGATGGAGATTGTCTTTATCAGCGCCGGGCGCTATGCGGTTTATCTGAGCGCCGCGACGCTGGACGAAATTGAGCGGGTTGATCTCTATGAATTTGACGGGGTCTCCAATTCGGTGAGCGGCGTTTATGACGCGGCGACGGACAGCCTCTATGCCTTCAATACGGATTTCGGGCTGAAACGGCTGTTTCTCCGGCGGGGGAGCGGCGACGGGGCGCTGATCGCCGAAATCGTTGCCGATCTTTGCGTCCTCGGCCGGTTGGAGGTGGGGGATATTGATGTTTCCGCTCTCACGGGCAGCATTCCGGGTTATCTGGTGACCCGCCCGCAATCCATTGCCGAGGCGCTGACCCCGCTCAGCCAGTACGCCCTGTTTGATGCGGTGGAAAGCGGCGATACCCTCAAATTCATTCCGCGCAATCAGGCACCGAGCGGCGTGACCCTTCAGGATGCCGACATGCTGGCCCCGCCGGAAATGCGCCGATTGCAGGAAAGCGAACTGCCGGAGCGGATATCCCTTTCCTATCTCGCGGCCGATGCGGGTTACCAGATCGGCACGCAGATGGAAAAGCGCAGTTTCCGCCCCGTCGCCACCATGTTCGGCCGCAACCAGATTGCCCGCGATTTGCCGATGGCCCTGACAGCGGATGAGGCGCGGGCGGCGGCGGCCAAGAGCCTTTATGCCGCCTGGGCGGAGCGGCAGACATTTTCCGCGGCGCTTCCCTTACGCTTCCTCGCGCTTGATCCCGCCGATGTGGTGACGCTTGATCTTGGGGGGAGGACGAGCGCGGTGCGGCTGATGCAATCGCGCTTCGGGGCGGATTTCACGCTGGAGACGGAGGGGGTTTCCCTTTCCCCCTTCAGCGAGAGCACCCTTGCGGCGGGGGATAGCGGTTCGGGCTATCAGCAGGTGCTGATCCGCCCGGCGGTGACGGCGGAGCTGTTCCTCCTCGATCTGCCGCTGCTGCGGGATCAGGATGGCGCGGGCGGCACGGGCAGCCGCTTTTATTTCGCCATTTCAACACGCGCGGCGGGCGCAGGCGGCGCACTCTACTCCGCCTTTGACGAGGAGAGATATGAGATTGAAGGCAATGCCGGGGCGGGGGCCGTCTGGGGCGTCGCGCTGAATGCGCTGGCCGCAACGGACCGGCCGTTCCAGACCGATCATAATTCCCATGTGGATATTCGCATGATCCACGGGGCGGAGGAGTTGGAAAGTCTCAGCGATGTGGCGCTGCTGAACGGCGGCAATGCGCTGTTGCTCGGCGATGAAATCCTGCAATTCGGCACGGTCACGGAGAATGAGGACGGCAGTTACCGGCTCACGCATCTGATCCGCGGGCGGCGCGGCACGGAAGGAGCGATCACGGGGCACAAGGTTGGGGATCGGGCGATCCTGCTGCGCCGCAGCGAAATCGGCGGCGGCTTTACGGCGCTCGCCCATCTCGATATGCCGCGCCGTTGGAAGGCCGTGGCGGCGGGTCAGTTGATTGAGGCGGCAACGCCGGTGACAAGAACCCTCACCGGCAATGATTTGCGGCCCTATGCCCCGGTGCATATTGCGGCGTCGCGGATTGATGATGATCTTGAAATCACCTGGCAGCGGCGCACCCGCATGGGCGGCGGCGGCAGTCTCAGTACGGCGGTGCCGCTGTCTGAAACATCGGAACGCTATGAGCTGGTCTTCACCTACGCGGGGCAGAGCGTCTCGAAATTCGTTCATAGTGCGCGGGCGTATGTCTATTCGCTGTCCGATTTCAATGATGATTTCGGGCTGAGCGAAGGGGCGATCCCGCCGCTCACCCTCACCCTTTATCAACTGTCTGAAACCATCGGCCGGGGTTTTCCGGCAACGGAGATTATCTAGCATGTCCGAACTGGATTTACCGCAGATCGCCGAAAATCAGGCGCTCGCCTATGTCACGTCAAATGATGCGGATGCGGCGCTGGAATCCGCGCTGTGTAATGAAAGGGCGGGCCATGACCCGACGTCGGGCGATGTGACTTTGAGTGACAGTGACTTTCGCGAAGCCTGGCACCATGTCATCGGCGGCAGCCCGGCGGGCGGCTTCAATTTTATCGTGCCCGCCATCAAGCGCCCCTTCATGGTCACGAACGGGAGCGGGGAGACGGCCACCGTCAAGACGGTATCCGGCGCGGCGGGGCAGGTGCTGGACGGGGAGACGCGGCTTTTTTACTGCGACGGGACGGATGTCATCGGCCTCACCGACAGCACATCGGACGGCGGCGTAGGTGGCGGCGCTCACGCGGGCGTGCTGGTCACCAAAACCGCCAATCAGAGCATTGCCAATAACAGCAATACGGCCATCGCCTGGGACAGTGAGGCCTATGACACCGACGGCTTCCACGACAATGCGGTGAACAACAGCCGTCTCACCGTGCCGGGCGGGGTGACGAAAGTCATCGTGAGCGGGCAGATCCGCTGGGACAGCAGCGCGGCGGGCACGCGGGAGATTTTGCTGGAGAAGAACGGCTCAGGGACTTATGCCGGACGCCCGTTCGAACATATGGAGGCGCAGACCAACCGCACCATGCAGAGCTTCGTCTCGCCGGTGCTGGCGGTGACGGGCGGTGATTATTTCGAACTGATCGTCTGGCAGGACAGCGGCGGCGCGCGCGACGTGGAAAGTCATGCCGCCACCTGGTTCAGCCTGCAGGTCATTGAATAGGCCGGGCAAGACCCACGGTTCAAGGGGGACAGAATGAAAAGATTTTACCGACTGGCGGCCGCAGGGGCCGCTTTTTTTATGCCGGTCGCGCTTCTGCCGCTGGCGGCGGCGACCGCGGAGGGATGCCTGCCGCGGGCGGAGCTGGCCCGTCAGCTTGCCGCGCAATATGGCGAGGTGCTGATCGCCCAGGGGCTGAGCAGCGCCGGGCAGCTGCTGGAGATTTATGCCAGCCCGATGGGCGATAGCTGGTCCCTGACGGAGACGGACCCCGCGGGCCGCGCCTGCCTGCGGGCGGCCGGGGACTATTGGAACATGCCCGCGGCGCTGGCAGGAAGGCGGGGCGGACAACCCGCCTTTTTTCAGCCGGACAGCAAACCGGACGGCGGAGGCGCGGAATGAACACACTGGAACAGGAAATCGGCGCCATGCGGGTGCGCATCGAAAATCTCCACCTCGATATGGTGGAGCTGCGCGACGATGTGAAATGCCTGACGTTGCAGGTCAGCATGGGGCGCGGCGCGCTTAAAGTCATTGGCATCACAGGGACGGCCATCGCCGCGTTAACCAGCTTTGCCGTCTGGATCGGTCAGACCTTCCGGCCTTTCAATCTGTAATCATACAAGGAGAGAACGAGTGGGCATCTATGTCACAGTCGACAGCCTGATTGCCGCCTTCTGCGCGGCGCTGCACGGGCTGGCCATTGTGGTCACGCTGGCGACCGTCATCACGGCGACAACTCCGATGCGCTGGCGGCGGCCGGGGCTGGGGCGGCTGTTTCACCTGCTCAATCTGCTGGCCGGAAATGTCGGACGTAACCGCAATGCGGATGACAGATGAGCCCGCTGGACGCCGCCATCTGCGCGCGCATTGCCTATGAGACGGCGGGCGGGGCCATCGCGGCCCGCTTCGGCTACAGCTACGCCCCGGTGGCGAGCCGGGATCATTTCGCCTGGATCGGGCGGAAAAGGGACCTGACCGTCGTCGCCTTTCGCGGCAGCATATTCGCCGGGCGGGAAGCGCGCGGCAGCATCAGCAATCTGTCCACTGATCTCATCCGCTGGGGCGGGGAAGGCCGCGTGCATGAGGGATATTATCAGGGGCTCTGGCAGCTACTCGGTGCGGTGCAGCGGGAATTGCGCGGGCGCGCGGGGGAGCTTGTCCTCACCGGCCATTCCATGGGCGCGGCGCTGGCCACATTGGCGGCGACGCTGCTGGAGGCGGACCGGGTCCATGCCTTCGCCAGCCCGCGCCTTGGCAATCGTGCCTTTGCCGAAAGCTATCCGCGCGCCATCCGGGTGACCCGCTATGTCAACCGCTGCGACGTGCTGGCGCGCATGCCGATATACGGCGAGGTGCAGGGCAGCAATCCGCCCTTTCGCGAACGCTATTGCCATATCGGGCGGCCCGTCCGGCTGCCCGGTCTCGGCCATTCCATGAGCGCCTATATCGAGGGGTTGCGCCTGCATCGGCGCGGCCTGCGCAGCCATCCATCCACTGAACAGGGAGAATGA